CTCGATTCTTCTATTGCGCCAAGGCAAACAAGAAAGACCGCGAAGAAGGCAACACGCATCCCACAGTGAAGCCCACTGATTTGATGGCTTACCTCTGCAGGCTGGTCACACCACCTGATGGCATTGTTCTTGATCCGTTTATGGGATCTGGCAGCACAGGCAAGGCTGCAATTCGTGAAGGGTTTGGCTTTATTGGCATTGAACGTGAGTCCGAATACTTTGCAATTGCAGAGCATCGTGTGAAAGCACCAGAACAACCTGACCGTGAGCATTTGGCTTTCGCATGAGCTCACTTCTCGATCTCTGCCCTTCTGGCAATTTGCTTGAGCCAGCTGGTGAACGTGAGGTAGAAGCTGATCCTGGGGCTGAGCAAGCTTTACGCGACAAGATCCTTAGTGACTGCCTACCAGCGCAGCGTGAGTTCTTAGCTGATGAAGAGCACAGGATCCTGGCTTATATCGGTGGCTTTGGTAGTGGTAAGTCCTGGGCGTTAGCAGCAAAGATTATCTTCTTGGCCATGCGCAATCCAGGCCAGACGATTATGGCTTGCGAGCCTGTATTTCCAATGGTGCGCACGGTGTTGATTCCTGCGATGGATCAGGCGCTAGAGCAATGGGGCATTGAGTATGAGTTCAGGGTCAGCCCACAGCCGCAGTACACGCTGAATTTGCCAACAGGCACGGTGAAGGTGTTGTGCCAAGCAGCAGAGAACTGGCAGCGCATTCGTGGTCAGAACATTGCAGCTGCAGTTTGGGATGAAGCGGACACGTCTCCAGTCGATACAGCACAGAAAGCAGGCGAGATGTTGCTAGCTCGTATGCGTACAGGCAACGTCAACCAGCTGGCCATTGCATCAACGCCTGAGGGTTATCGCTATTGCTACAGGCAGTTTGTTGAGCAGGCAGCTGACGATAAACGCTTGATCAAAGTGAAGACGATGGATAACCCATACTTGCCGCCTGACTTTGTACCAAGCCTCGAGCGTAATTACCCGCCACAATTAATTAAGAGCTACCTAGAAGGGGAATTCACCAACCTTGCTAGTTGTTCTGTATTTCCTGATTTTGACCGTGATCGCCATTACACCGACGCTCAGCCCAGTGATCGGGATACTGTTTACTGTGGGTGTGATTTTAACGTTGGTAATTGCGTTACTCAACATTTAATACGTAAGGGCGACGAGTTCCACTTCTTTAACGAAGCCGTATACCGAGATACACAGGAGATGGCCACTGGCCTGGCCAAGCTGTACCCGTATCACTTCAAGCATGGGCAGCTGGTGTTGATCCCTGATGCTGCATCCAAGCAACGCAGTACAGCAGCAGCGCAAGAATCTGATCTTGGCATCCTCAAGAAGTTTGGCCATCGCGTGATGGTGCAACAGTCAAACCCATTAATTCAGGACAGGATTAACGCCTGTAACGTCCTGATCAGTAGAGATCAGCTGAAGGTAAGTAATGCGAATAAACACCTCATCCGTACGCTCGAACAATTGGCGTTTGATGATAAGGGCAAAGTTGAGAAAGGCGGCGTTGGGATGGATGACCTCAGTCACTCTGCTGACGCTTTCGGTTACGCGGTTTATCGACTCGCTGCTATTAGACAGTGGCAAGCTGGCAAAAGCAGACTTCAGCCCGGTGTTTACGCAACCAGACGATGACTTCACTGATGAAGACGCAACGTTTGGCCTAGAGCTGAATGACGTGGCGGTGTGTCTGATTCACCGTGCATTGAAGCAGTATTACGAGCAATGGCCTGGTGGTGACCCGTGGGAGCAGGCTGAAGTTAAAACGCTCAAGGACTATTTCTATAAGCTGATGTTGGAAGTCGTGCTAGAAGCTGATGGCCAAGCGGAAGTTTGATGAGAGCAGCGTTAACCGCGATGAATCAGGCCGTTTTGCTTCAGCTAAAGGTATTGGCAAGCAGCATGACTTGAAATCGGTTATGGCTGAGCAAGCTGGCAAGGTTAGAAATAACAGATTGCCAACCCGGCCCAGCCTTCCTAAGTCAAAAGGCGTAAAGAATGATCGGCTGCCGACCCAGCCAAGCCTGCCCAAGCAGAAGGGCGTGAGGAATGATCGCTTGCCAACCCGGCCAAGCTTGCCCACAAATCGCTTGCGTTCTACTTCCAGCAGTAGGCGCACAAGTGGTGGGCTGACAACCAACGGCTTGAATTCAACAAGCAGCCTTCGTCGCACTGGTAGTCAGCGCTGACCGTATGCCGTGACGTGTGGCTAAGATACGAGAACGCACGTGGACTGTGCACGGCGCCAGACCGGTACCACACTGGCATTGAAGGGTCGGGTTGAGCAGCCGGCCTTTTTTTGTGTCTATGCGTAGGACCAACGGCGTGCTGTTGTTGCGCTGACGTTGTAGCGCTCAGCGATTTGTTTCCAGGTGACGCCATTACGGCGCAGGCGTTGGATGCGAGTGTGTCGTGACTCAGTGGCCCAGGACAGGACCACGATTGGGAGGAACAACAACACCAGCACCCACGCGAGGGCGGTGCATGTCATGGGTTGTGTTGTGAAATGGGTGCCCGTTGATCACGGCTCAAGGGCAAAGCCGCCGCCTGTCTTGTCCGGCGATCGAGGATCGGGGCCGTGCATCCCGCTTGTGGCTGAAGCCAATGTAGCACCCGGTATACGCCTGCGAAAGCCAGCTATGCCTAGTTCCCCCAAATGGGTGATACGCACGCGCATGGACTGTGCCATGTTGGATACATGGAGCTCAAGGGCTCCGCTGCTCAACTCAAATGAAACCACTTCTTGCCTTTCTTTTGATCGCCGGCATTACGCCTGCATATGCTGCCCCGATGACTGAAGAGGCTTGCCTTAAACAGTCCTATGCAGCCGAGCGCTATTACCGCGCTGCTTCTGGCCATCTGTCTTGGAACGTGCAGCGGCACATGGAGCTCAACCGTCGTGCCAAGTGCAAGTTTTACCCCAAGGCATCTGCTCTGCGTACGCCTAAGCCTGTTGTTCGCCCTGTTCAACGCTTGACCTATGCACCGCAACCAACTGCTGCTGATAAGCGTCAAGCCTGCAGCCGACTGTTGCAAGCAACGCCACAAGCGCAGCGTCTGTCCACCCTTATGACTCAATGCAAATGATCAGCATGATCATCACCGTCACCGGCCTCAACCAAATTGCGGACATGTTGGATGACGAAGAGCACTGCCTTCTGCTAACTAAAAATGACTTCCATAACATTGCTGTTGCTTGTCTTGACGAGCTCGACAATTGTGACCACCGTCCTCTTCTACGCCCTTCGTATCGCAGGATCTATCAGCTAGCAGTACAGCGCATGGCTGAATTCAGCACTTGATCAGGCTGGTTCGTGCAGGTCGATGATCAGCCGACGGAACATTGCTTTCTGTTTTTCGTTGACATCGACCAATACCATCACCATCTCGCGCAGAATCTCTATGCTCTCGCATTCATTAACCTCTCGCCGTATCTTCTCTAGCTGAAAGGCATGTGCTAGCGAATCCATGACTTCATCCGGCTGCATGAAGTGCTAAGCGATTGATTCAGACTAAGCGCCTAAAATTAACGTAACTGTGTAGCGCAAATGGCGTGCTGGATACCCTCGCCGTATCAAGAAGCTTGGGCGCCTGGTCTGCGTATTAAGCGGCTCCGTGAAGAAGCGGCAGCCAAAATGGAAGCTGAGGCTAAATCGCGTAAGCGCAAAGCTGCACCCAAGCCGTCTGTTGAGGTTGACTGATGTATCCCAGCTACTCGGCGCACAGTTTTCAGGGCTGGCAGGGTGGCGGCAAGCTTACCTCTGATAATCCTGATGATCCCGGTGCAGCATCTCCGCAATATTGGGCGCAGTGGCCTCGCTGGGCTCCGGTTTCTGATGTTTTGGCGGGTACGCAGTCAATGCGCGCCAATGCGGTCAAGTACCTCCCAAGGCTGTGCAATGAGTCAGATGAGTGCTATCAGACAAGGATTAACCGATCTGTATTAAGCCCACTGTTCCACCGTGTGCTGAAGGCGGCAGTTGGTCTGATCCTTCGTAAACCGATTGTCTTTGACGGTGGCGATGAAGAATATTTCGAAGAGTGGCGCGCCAATGTGGACCGTGAGGGCTCAAGCCTTGATGAGTTCATGGGCAAAATCATCTACTCATCCATCGCCTATGGCCACTGTGGATTTCTGGTTGATTTTCCCAGCAATGATGCACGCAATCTGCGTGAAGAGCGTGAACTAAACGCTAAGCCTTACTTCATCATGGAGCAGGCACCAAACATCATTGGCTGGCGGCACGACCCTGCACAAGATCAAGGCGGTCTGCAGCAGGTGCGCGTGCGTGAAGTAATCACCGAGCCTGACGGCAGGTTTGGCAACAAGATCAACCGCCAAGTGCGGGTCATGGAGCCTGGCAAGTATGAAGTCTGGAAAGAGTCGGAGTACGGCAGCAATTCGTATACCCTTGATCGGTCGGGTTCTGTTTCTCTTTCAGAAATCCCGCTTGCTGTTGTTTATTCAGAGAGGCAACAGGTGTTGGTGTCTGAGCCACCCCTGGAAGAGCTGGCGCATATCAACATTCAGCATTACCAACTGCAAGCTTCTTTGCTGAATTCTCTGCACGTTGCAGGTTTCCCGCTACTGGTATTGAAAGCATGGGACGACAACAGCGACACGCTGCAGAACCTGTCAGTGGGGAATGCCTTAGCCCTACCGCCCGAGGGCGATGCCTCATATGTCGAGCCTGCTTCAGCAGCATTCGACGCGATGCACAACGAGTTGAAAGAACTGGAAGAACAGATCGGCACGTTGGGTCTGACGATGTTGGCGCGTCCAAAGACTTACCAGGAGTCAGGCACAGCAAAAGCGCTTGACCGTGCTGATAGCAACAGCATGTTGGCTCAGATCAGCGTGAATGCTGAAATGGCGCTGCAGGATGCCATTAATTGGGCTGCAGAGTATGCGGGCGTTGAGCCGCCTCAGGTGAGCATTGTTCGTGACTTCAATGCAGAGCAGCTTGAGCCTGCCGCTATTGCGCAAATCACCAGCATGGTGAACGCTGGCATTCTCGACAAAGAGACGGCCCTTAAATTGTTGCAGCGCGGTGAAATTCTTGATGACGGCATGGATCTTGACGAGATCATGAGCAACACCGAGAACGAAGAGTTGGATGATCTTGAGAAGGAAGTTGACCGTATGGAGCAGCTCAGCAAGGTCGGTGAAGGCAACCAGCCTGGTGAAGGCAAGCCCGTGCCTAGCCGTGACTGATGACTGATGAGGAACGCGTAAAGCTATTTGTCCGCAATGTCATACGGCTTGAGAATATTTCGCGCGATGTTGCTGCGAAGGTCACCCCAAAGCTGCAGGAAGTATTTCGCGGCCTAATTCAGCAATTGCAGAGTTTGCCTGAAGGGTCTGTTGAGCGTCAGATGGCGTACAAACAAATGGAAGGCATGATGCGCAATATCTTCAAGCTGCCGACGGTATCGCTGCAGTCTGAGCTGAGGCAGGCTTTAGAAGACGAAGCGCCGCATCAGGTTGCGTACTCACAGAAATACATGCAACTGAGTGATGACAAGGTGTTCATATTTGACGAGGCTGCTGGAGGCTGGCGGCCTATGAATATGGTCAATTTGACGCTTGGCGCAAAAGAAGCTAGTGCGTTTCGCAGAGCGCAGGCCGAGGCTGTCGCCAAGACACGTGTGTTGCGGAAGCCAATCGAATCGTTGACGCCTGATTGGGGCAACAGCATGCGGCGCAACTTTGAAAAGCTGGTTACCCAAGGTTTCCTTGATGGGCTCAGTACGCCTGAACTAACGCAGGTAGCTATGAGGGCCTACCGCAAGGGCAAAGGCGAAATGAAGTCAATCGTGCGCACTGCTTTGTTTGAGATGTCTCAGCAAGCCTTGTTTGAAGTGGCCGACGCTAATCCAGAAGAAATCGCCTATTGGAAGTTTGACGCAACGATGGACCCAAACGTTTGTCATCTATGCGCACGGCTTGACGGTAAGCGCAGGGATAACCGCAATAACTTCCCGTACCCGTACAACGCAGCAAATGGTCAGTTTGGCACGCGCGTGCATCCAAACTGCAGGTGTCAGATTTTGCCAATCACCAATGCTGTGGCTGAGCGCGAAGAGAAAGACCCAACCCCACGCAACATTGTTGAGCTTGTACCGGCCAAGAATCTACCAAAACGAAAAGGCGAGACAGACCGCCAGTTTCTGCAGCGCATGCGCGATGAACGGTTGAGGTTGGCAGAAAAAGGTGAGCTGCCGCCTACGCGCTGGTACATGTCGCCTGAATATAAGTTCGGGCTCAAGGGCAAACACGTGACCGGCAAGGACGTTGGCAAACAGAAGTTTTACCGCAAGGTCACCACGTTGAACCCTGCTAACGGCAAAGAAGTAACCATGGGGCAGTATCTACGCCGCGCCAACTTCAGCACACGCCGCAGCATCCTGCAAAGCAAAGAGCGAGCTAAGCGGTTTGGTGATCTGATCAAAGGCACTGAAGGTAGTAAATCGATACTCACGCCTGATGAAGCGTTGGCCAAAGTAACGGCTGAGTTCTTCCCCGATGACTAACTAAACTTGCCTTATAAGGATTGAGCTATGGCATCCGTCGTATCTGCAGCCGTTGTTAGTGGTGAGCTGATTATCGGCTTGGATGACGGCTCTATCATTCGCGCTGGTTATGTACAAGGCCCGCAAGGATTAACTGGCCCACAAGGCCCAATGGGCGCAACGGGTTCACGAGGTACCGACGGCAACACGATTCATACAGTCGGTGGTACGCCGCGCAACGATATTGGCACCGATGGTGATTACGCCATCGACAACATTAATTGGCGAATTTACGGCCCCAAATCAGGTGGCACGTGGGGCAAAGCCAAGGAGATGCTTCCTGGCAAGGAGATGATCCTTGAGAACGGCCGTATGACGGCCATGACAGGTGGTGGCGGCGGTGGTGGTGGACTCGGCCCAAGCGGTGACAACCGTCCACCTCTTTACGACGGCACAGATAATCCGCCAACGTTTTATCCAGGTTTACCGCCCAGCGATCCTGGCTACAACCTGCACACAGGTGATATGTGGATCGACTCAAACGGGTCGCTTCATATTTATTACGCAGGCAAATGGAATAAGGTCACCGTCTATGCCGACCAAGTTTTACCTGGCGACGATGCTCCATATCTGATCGTCACTCCTAACGGTGAAACTTTTGTTCACCAGAAGCAGTACAACGAGTGGATTTATACGCGGACTGACCGGCGTCCAATTATTTCCAGTGCGCCTCCTACCGTTCACCCAGATTTTCCTGCGTATCCGTTACGCGAGGGTGATTATTGGATTGATGACAACAGCCGTCTGTACTACTGGAACGGCTCTGGTTGGGCACCAGTTGAGGGTGGTGGTGGCCGTCACCCAATTTTTGACCCTAACGAGCCTACCGAACACCCTGATTACAGCGCCCCAGACAACGTCCTAGAGATTGGCGACATCTGGTACGACACTGACGACAACTTCAAGCAGTACATCTGGGACGGAAGCAACTGGGTTGCAGTTA